TGAAGCTAGAAAATTCCTCATTCGAGGGAGGGCCGACGATACTCTTAAGAGTTTCGGGAGTCCACCTATCGAGTAGGGAAACTGCTTGTGATTCGATGATATACCAGTACTTTTCTAGCACAAGCTGGAGGCGATTTCTGATCGCCCACAGCTCAGCTACATTAGCAATTGGCTTATCAAGGATAACCGGTCTGATGAGATGTCCATTGAACCAGTCAGCTCCGCAGGATTCCCTAATTGGTCCCTTAAAAAAGGATTTCTTAGAGTTTACTGTGAAGCCCACCTTTCTTAGGAAAAGGACAAGAGCATCCGCGATTTCCGATCTGACAATCAAGTCATCTCCGAAAACCGCAAAGTGCTGATGCCGGAATTCCCCGAGAAAATGCCTACTCACGCCGTAAATTATCGACGTGAAAATAAGTGATTCAAGTGCGAAGGTAAAACCGTTTCCCATGGAGGATACCTTATTGTATATAAGGAATTCGTCCTCAAGATTCCCGAAGGGGCATCTGAGGGCCATGAGGTAGTTGTACCAATAGGGCGGCAAGATGTACCGACACAGAGATAAAGAAACTGTGTCGCTTGCCGACGCAAGATCAATGGTAGCAAAGCTATCATCAATCGAGCCTATTCTAGCCAACTCCTGGTTTTTCTCCTGCCCACGGTCTAGATCTACACCATAGAGCTTTAGTTCTCTACGGATAAATCCATCGACCCCAAGCTGGAGGGCCAGATTCATAGTTGGTTCGATCGCTATAGTACGTTCAGTTTGAACGTCTTTAGGTACGAAGGTTACAAAATTAGTATCTTGAACATTGAAGACATTTTCCCAGAACGAATCCCAGTTGATGATAAAATGATACGGTATTTCCATAACGTACCTATAATCATCTTCCAGGGCTCCGAGCCAACGCTCGTCTTGTTCAATCAATCTACGTGCATAGGGGAGCGCAGCTTTAGACACGTCGTACGGCCAGCATGAGTACCTATGATAAGTACCCACGAAGCCATCGAAAGTGCTCAGGGTTGCGCCCGGTCCATGCCTACAATCTTTACTTACGTGATCCCAATTCGGTATTTGGCCCAACACTCGTGAAACAAAACTACGAGCATGAGTCATGACCGATAGGGTGTCAGGTTCCGAAGCCCTGCATAACTCAGGAATAAGTACTTCATTACTGAGTCTGCATTGCTCTTCTGCTGCCAAGAATTTTTCGGTGGCAGTCTTCCGGCGATCAAAATTCTCGTCGTCGAAAGGGAACTTCTTAAGAAAAGTGGATATCTGATACTTGGCACGAATTTCGGCCAAGTTACCAGAGCTAAGGTTAAAGCTCTGTAAACCCCACTCCCGCGACAGATCGATTAATGCAGAAACGTCTCGGCGCCTTATAAGCGCCTTAACGACCTGCACATCTGTCTCCTGTAGGTACCCATGTAGGTCTTGCAGTAAAGAATTTAGGATATCCCATAGATAACTCCGTGGGAGCCTAACGCTTGGATTAATCTTCCAAGTAGTTCTTGTACGTTTGACCATAACGCCACTTACGAACGGATCGACGCAGATAGTGATCACCG